TTCACTTAACACCGAAATTAAAACGTTAGCTACCGAAAATGAAAAGAATCAAACTGAACTAGATAAAAAGCGCCAAGGTTTCATGGGAAGTATCTTCGGCGCAAAAGCTGCTTCTGATACTGATGCTAAGATGATGAGAAATAAGATTGATATTAATAATCTTAGAATTCAATCATTACAAGGACAGTTGAATGAGACTAGACAGAAAATGGTAAATTTAAATCAAATGGGATTACTTGCACCTACACCAGATGCTAATACTCCTAATGATACCCCACAGAATGATTCCTCTGAGCCTATTACTGTCACTGATGATGATATGAAATAGAATATATGCCTGAGACACAAGAACAACAAGTTACTGTAGTTGGACCAGATAAGAAAACATATAAGTTTCCTGCTGGGACAACTAAAGACAAGGCTGTTGCGTACTTTAAGAAGAAAGGTATAGGTGCGCCCAAAGATAGTAAGCCTACTAGTACATTCCAGCCCTATCAACCACAAGCCTCTGCTATGCAACATAGTATGGTAGATGCTAATAAAAGCATGGGTCTTAATGCTGTGGATGCTGTTAGTAAGGGATTACCAGCAGCAGGTGGTGCAGGATTTGGAGCGGCTGCGGGTAAGAAAACGAATCCTGTTGGTGTTGGTATGTCAGCCTTGGGTGGCATGGCTGGTGCTAGTGGGAATGAGATTATACAACGGTTAGTATTTAATCGTAGTGGGGATAATATTCCTACTGGTGATAAAGCAGATACCAATTATAATACAGTTAAATATATTTTAGGAGAGGGTATTAAACAAGCTGGGTTAGAAGGTGCTGGGAGATATGGTGGAGGGTTATTTTTTAAATTATTAAACAAAATCCCACATGCTGAAATTATTAATGGGATTAAATTCTTTCCATCAGAATTAAATGGTGGAAAGATTACTAAATATGTAGAAGATATTCTTGCTAACCTTGCCCCTTCTGCTGGAATATGGAATAAAGCTAAGTTACAACAAAACTCTCAACTTATTGGTGCTACTGAAAAACTAGCAAAAGGTTTTAGTCGTTTCAGTGGTACTACTGAGGAGATGGGGAAGTTATTACAAGATACTTATAGGTCAATATCTAAGGTTGCCAGTGGTGATGGGGCCATATATGAAAGACAAGCCTTAGCAAAGACTGTAGCAGAAAAGAAAGCTGCTAATGCTGCTGTGGCGGCATATGAGGCAGAGTTTAAGACCCAATTAGCGAATCAGATTATTAAAACTAATAAACCTGAACTTATAGGTGGGTATATACGTTCTGATGCTCCTATTGAGGATGTTCGTAAGATGGTAAGTACTCTTGAAGAACATGCCCCTAAGACTCTTAGTTCTACTAGGACTAGAGTAATGCGGGATGTATTACAGGAGACTCTTACTGGAAAAACTGATCCTATTTCTAAGGGAACTCAGAAACAGACCACACAGTTTGTAGGTAAGAAACTTACAGATGCTTTTAATGATATAGGTGAAGATAAACTTAAAGCATTGTACGGAGAAGAACGTTTTAAGAAAATCGAAGAGTTTGCTCAATTAGTCGATAAGACAGGTGGACAACAGAGTGGTGTTGGTCGATTTCTTAATCTTGGGTTTATTGTACCTTTTCGTAATGGAATAACACTTAATGCAGCCATGAAGTTATCTGGCTCAGCATTGGTATTAAATCGTCTTGCAAAGGTAATGACCAGTACGGAAGGTATGAGATTATATGAGAATTATATCCGTGCTGGCACATTAGGAACTGTGAAAGGTATCAGTGCTACTAGAGATGAATTAAAAGTTTATATTGAGAAACAAGACAAGGAAATTGTAGAAGAACAAAAAGCCGTAGAGGATGAATATTATAAACAACACCCAGATGAAGTAAAGTATCGGCAACAAAATAAAACACAGGAGAAGTAATAAATCATGACTGCCCCTCACGAACACACGACAGACGAAGTTAAGGCAAATATCAAACGCATCTCACATAACACAGGCTGCGGTGACAATGGCGGGCCTGTTGGGATCCATGCACACGGTAGTAATTCAGGTGCGAATATGACAACTAGTACAAAGAATGTCGAGCCTGCGCATACTGATGGAGATGTTGTTAACAAACGGCCTGTATAGTAAGTTATCCTTATAAACATCATGGCGAAAATATTAATTGTAACTTATACAATGTACGGAAGCTGGTTTTCTCTTCAATTACAAGAAGAAGGCCATCAGGTTGATATATGGTTACAATCACACTATGATGATTACAGCAATGTCCTGAGTGGCATAATAAAAGCGCCACTCAGGGCAAAACCTGATTTTAAGAAATATGATCTTGTACTATTTGATCTCACTGGCCGTCCGCATATTGCAGAAGAAGTTTGTAAACTCGGAGTCCCTTGTCTTGGGGATGGAGATATACATAGTGAACTAGAGGATAATAGACTTCTTGGTATTGAAGTAATGGAACAGTGTGACATAGGAGTTCCTTTTTATGAAACATTTAATGACCTTGGAACTGCCAAACGGTTTATCAAGAAAACTAATAAAACATTTGTGTTCAAACCTAATGGTGGGCAGGATCAGGACACAGCTTCGACGTATGTTAGTAAGTCTCCCGAGGACATGTTGCTCTATCTCGATAAGCTCGGTGGAATCTCCAAAGGGGCAGAGTTCATTTTACAGGAAGTTGTTCAGGGGACCGAGATTAGCACCGAAGCATGGTTTAATGGGGAAGAGTTCTTCTTGATTAGTGGGACATTGGAAGAGAAGAAGTTGATGAATGATAATAGAGGCCCGAATACTGGATGTGCTGGGAATTTGGAGTTCATTTATGATAATGACAATCCACCATTTGTATTTCGGGAGGGGCTAGGAAAGACTAAAGAATTTTTACAAGAATATGGATTTCGTGGGTATATAGACCTAAATTCTATTGTTAGTGACAGTAAATTATATGGCCTCGAATGGACACCTAGATTTGGTTATGATTGTACTTCAACGTTATTTTCGTTATTTGAAGGTGGCTTGGGAGATTTTCTTGGTAGTATCGCAACTGGTGGTATGCCTGAATATCGTTTATCTAATACGTATGCTGCCGGAACTCGTATCTCTATTCCTCCGTATCCATCGGAGATTAAGAACCACCATCCAGATGGAGTGCCGATAGAAGGACTAGAAGAAGATGATTGTATTAAAAATTGTTTTCTATATGATTGTTGCCTTGATAAACATGATTCTCTTGTTACTGCTGGTGTGTCAGGGTTTGTGTGCGTTCCTATACAGTCCAGTAGTTCATTACAAGGGGTGTTTGGGAAAATGACGGAGATGGTGAAGAAGATACAAATACCGGATGCGCAGTATAGGACGGACTTAGAGAAGAGTATTACGGAGAGATATCGTATTCTTGATAGTCAGGGGTGGTTGAGATGATTTATGATATGTTAAATTTTATGTCAACAGGACCACAGTTTAATAGTATTAATCATATAGCAAGCAAACAAGCTGGAGTTAATCCAGTTTATAATTATTGGCAACAAGGTTGGTTATGGTTAATCAAGGGAATTGGTGGATTTCCTTGGGATATTGATGCTTATGATTCTAAGTATATATATCAAAATTATACTGAAGGTCCAAATGGCTGGACGGATTTTACTAGTTATAAACAATTTAATAGCCCCACATTTCCTAATGGAAAAGGTGGTATAGGATGGTCTTATCGTTATTTAGATACAGAAAATCCTCCTGGACCATTGCAATCTATATCAACATATAATACTTTTCAAGGTGGAAAACAAATAAATAATAAACCAGAAAATTTAGGTGGAGATGTTATTACACAGGTTAAATTACCTACATTAATGAAGATTGGTAATCTAGGTGAAATTTTAGTTGTAGAGTTAGATTATTTCTGGGGGAATACTTTAGAAAAACATTTTTATGGTTTAGGGCTAAGTATGGTACAGTGGGAGAATTGGGTAATGTCTGATGGTGTTTATACAATACAAACACAGAATATCTTCGATCAAATAACAGCAGGTGGTGGTGTAACTCCAAAATCTAATATTATTCTTACATAACTATGTTAAATATAACTATTAAAACTATTCCCCATAACGAACAACGTTATGAAACAGTTGGAGACTATCAAGAACTGCCTAACAACAAACTGCTCGTAACCGTTTCGGATATGGGCGACACATATAAAGAACTACTTGTCGCTGTTCATGAACTATGTGAATATTATGTTTGTCGTATCCGTGGTATAGAAGAACCGGATATTGCAGCCTTTGATAAACAATACGAAGCCAACCGTGCTGAGGACGATCTTACTAGTGAACCAGGTGACGATTCTAAAGCACCTTACCGACGAGAACACCGATTTGCAGAAAATATCGAACGTCAACTATGTCACGAACTAGGATTAGATTGGGGAGAGTATGAGAAAACTGTTTACTCTTTGTAGTTTATTACTTTTTTTAAGTGGTTTTTCTTTCGGTACATCTGTTACTGCCACCATTGTAAGTCCAGATGGTTTTCCTTACGCTAATGGGACAGTAATAGCTACTCTTACACCTATTACTGGAACTATTGCATGTAATCAGTATAAAGTAAATGGTGTAAATATGGGAGGTAGTTCACTTCCTTGTGTTGTACAGAGTACAATGAGTGGCTCAGGGACATTTACAATTACTCTCACTGATGATCACACTATTTTTCCTACTGGTTCCTTATGGGCTTTTACTGTCTGTGCTCAGGCGAATAATTCATGTAGTACATCATTACAGGATGTATATGGATCAACTATTAATTTATCAACTCAAATAAATAATACTCTCCCTACTATCGCAGCAAGTGCTTTTCAATATCCAAGACTCTTTGCCAATCCAGAAGCGGCTGTGTCTGGGTTAGGGAGTGCTTATTATAATCTTACTGATAATACTATTCACCTTTGTATAGCTAATCCTTGTTCTACTAATACTAATTGGATTAGTACAAGTGGAACTGCTGTTAATAATATGGCACAAGGACAACCGGTGGGGGGAGGACTATTAGCTACATCTTTAGATCCACTTAATTATTCCATAGCCGTTTCCTCATGGTGTGGGTCTAGTACAGTATGTTCATTATATACTGATGAATGTGTGGCAATACACAATATTGTTAGTACTTTCGGTGCTGGTGGTGTGTCTCTTCATATTATAGATGATATGACCGGAATACAAACATGCTCCAGACAGCCCCTTACTGGAATGAGTGGGATATTTGAAGATAGTCATTTAGGATATCATTGGATGAAGTTAGATGGTATGAGTACTTTTGAAATTCCTAATACTGTCCATATGGTAGGAATGGGAGGGAATTCAAATTTACAAAATCCATCAAATTCTTTTATTGGTCCTTGTAATCCAGCTTTAGATATTTGTTTTAATGGTGGATTTCAAGCACAGGTAGGGACATTAACAAGTTTTGTTGTCTCAGGTAATGTAGCTACTGTAACAGTTTCAGGTACACCTTTTGATGTTACTACAACAGATTTAAATGCTTTACAAACAAATCGCATTATACACATATATGGAAGTAATGTAGTATCTGAGAATAATGCTTGGTTTGTAAAGGCGGTAACACAAACAACTTCTCCACAAATATTTACATTATGGGTTGTAAGTGGTGTCACAGGATCATGTAACTCAGGATGTACTGGAACTGCTAATTTAGAAACTCCAGTAGTAGCTTTAGGAACAGGAGGCGGAGGCGGAGCATATGATGCTTATATGGATGGTTATGTAATTAACTGCCACTTCTTTCCTGCCTCTGGAGGTTTTGTTCAAGCACAAGGAGAAGAAGAAACGGGCTTTGGTCCAGGTGGTATGCATATTGCTAATTGTATGGACTATTATGCTCGTTGGGACCAATCAGGAGCTTACGGAGGAACAGCTAGTGGGGATACTAATTCTATGGGTTCTGGGCCTTTTAGTGGAAATATAAATCCTGAATATTGTACTAAGACAGGTGGATGTTCTTGTAATATTGGAAGTGCAGGATGTTCTACAGGGACAGTTCCTATTAATACACTTATGTCCTGTGGTGGTGGTACTTCTGTAGCCACAATATCACCTGATCCATGTCAAAATAATAATTTTATGGGGTTACTTGTTACAGGTATTGCTAATAATCAAGGACCAGGAAGATTTAAAGGACATATAACAATAAGTATAGCCGATAAGTCTGTAGGTGGTGGTTCAGGTATTCCACAGATGGTAGGTAGTGGAGCTACACAAGGATGTGCCTTTTGTATTGCCGGTTCTACTTTTCAATTTGATCATTTACATGCAGAATATTTTGCTACTGATATAGATGTATGTGGTGATGTTTCTAGACAGGCTTCATTTCAAGAGGCTTATAATACCTATAATACATCGGGAACATTTAATACTGGTTTTCATGCTTTTAATACGGGAGGAGTAGGAATTACTATAGGAACTGCTGGTTTTGGTTCTACTTGTACTAATATAAGACTTGATAGTGTTGATTTCGGTATAGGGTCTGGGAATGCATTAATAGATAATATCACCGGAGCCAAATGCTCAGATGCTATGATTACGTATGAGCATGGGAATTTAACACATCCTATAATTGAGAATACATGTATAAATACCGATGGCTCTGGAATGAGTGGACCAGTTCTTGCTATAAATTCTTCAGCATTATACACATCTGTAGGGACATTATTTACTTCTAATAATGGCTGTTCTGAAACAACTTTGAAGGGTGGTCCTACTTATGGTTCTTTTGTAATAGGAACTAGTTCTGCTTGTACTATTAGCCTTAATTTTAGTTCTTTGCCATTTTCCCCAGCTAATGGATTTGTTTGTTGGTATTCAGATTTAACAAATGTTCCTACTGTAGCTATTAGGCAATCAGCCACTACAACGACTGGTGTAAATCTTAAGATGACTGCAACTAGTGGAGATACTATTGTATTTGGATGTGATGGATTCTAATATGAAAAATATTATAAGGATTACTTTTCTTTTTATACTATTCTCTATTTCATCTAATCTTTATAGTCAGTGTGTCGGAAACTGTACTAGTGTTACTGCTACCCTTACTGATTCTAGTATACAGGTATGGAGTAATGCTACGGTTACTATTAATATAGTTCCCCCTTTTGGTAATCCGGCAACTTTGCTTAATAGTGGTGTTCCTATAGCAAGTCCAAATAATGTTATTACTACAAACAGTTTAGGAACCTTCACTATATCTCTCGATGATAATGCCAAATTAACACCCGCTGGTTCCCGTTGGAACTTTATTATATGCCCTAATGCCACAACAGCAAACTGTAGTACTGGACTAATATTTGTAACAGGAACATCGCAAAATCTTAGTGCAAGTCTTAGTAGTTATCTCACAGTACCTGTAGTGAACACAGGTCCTACTTTGCAAAGAGCTTATTCAGATAATGAAGCTAATGGTGGTACAGGGAGTATTTATTGGAATACTACTTCTGGATTATTTAAAGGATGTTATGTAGGTCCATGTCCTGCTAATTCATGGCAGGCACTTGGAAATCTTGGAGTTCCAGGAAATAGTACTCAAATACCTTATAATAATGGTAGTGGAGGATTTAGTGCTAGTCCTTATTTTGCATGGAATAATACATCTAATACATTATTTACATCCAATAGTGTAAATGGAACAGATAATGGTATATATAATCCAACAATATGTAGTACCTCTATAGCACCTACTTGGTGTTCAGGGAGTGATCTAGGTGCTTGGGTAAATGCTGCTTTTTCAAATTGTAATAATATATGTATAGTACAAATACCCGCAGGGACATATACATATACTACAACAATAAATATGTTAAATCCTTCACAATCTTTAATAGGTGCAGGAAGTTTATTAACTGTATTAAATTATACTGGTTCAGGTGATGGTATTAGATGGCAAATGGTGCCATTTACATTAGAAAAAGCTGGAGTATTACGTGGATTTTCCTTAGTAGGAACATCGTCAGCTATAAATTGTATCCATTCTGGGACACTTCAAGGTTCTACATGGGAGGATCTTACAATATCAGGATGTACTGGAACAGCGGTAAATACTTGGGGAACAGGAGCTAATGGAGTACTACTAGAAAATATTTCCGGTGGATGGACAGAGCGGACGTATATGCATAATGTCCATTTTGGTTATGGTATAGGAGGAACAATAACTGGAAATACAAATGAGTTACATTTAACTATAAATGGAGGAACTTTTAGTTTTGGATATAGTGATTTTGATTTATGGTTTAATATTGAAGCAAATCAAATCGGACTACTTATAGATAATGTAGCTACTATTTATCATGGAACGATTAATTTAAAAGGTAATATGGACGTAGCTCCATCTTCTTTTCTTACAATTAATGGGCAAATAGTAGAAAGTCAACTTCATGTTTTTGGTGAGTTTGTAGGATCGAATCCTAATGCTATAGCAGTAGGTTCTACTGGAAATGTACAAGCTGAAGGAAATATTCAGATAACTGGAGGAGCAGGATTATATGGTATCGCTATACCAAATATAACATCTGGAGGAACTTATTCTGTTGAACCTTGGTTAGCTTTAGATTATCCTGGAACTACAGCTTCTAATCTACAGAAACAACCACCGATGATTGTTACAGGTTATAAAAATATTTCAGCAGATGGAACTTATGTTATAGCACAAGCCATACCAGGAACAGGACAATCAGGAGATTTACAAGGACGTTTAATTCTTAGCTGGCCTAATAATACTAATAGAATGGCTACTATGATTCTAGATGTTTCTTGTGCAGTCTTTGAACCTGTGTCCTGTACTTTAGATGTGCCAGTAAATTATTTTTATAACAACCAACCAGTATTTACCAGTCCTACTATAAAACTAAATAGTTCCTCTATTCCTCAAATACAAGTAACTATTGGAAATCGTAATGGTGTTACTCAATATGTAGTAGCTTCATGGTATGGTGCTGCTGGGGCAGGGACAAATGCTGGAGGGCCGACATTATTTCCAAGTTCATCACTTGGAAGTACAGCAATATCATTAATAGGAAGTGTACCACAAGTATTTGCTAATTTACCATCATGCGTAGGAAATTTAAAGGGACAGACAGCTATTGTTACAGATTCTACTACAGTAACATATAATGCTAATATCGTAGGAAGTGGTAGTAATACCGTAGAGGCTTTATGTAATGGTAGTAGCTGGACTGCGCATTAAATTTTTAAAATATTTAACACAAAACAAAAGGCCCCAGTTTTATTTGGGGCCTTTTTCATATGTTTCCCAGTACCATCTAGCCAGTTTTACTCTATTACCATCACCAGCTTTAAGATCCATTTTTCTATACATTAATTTATTATTATTTTTTATTGTTCCAAGGCATAGATGCATAATATTGGCTATTTCTTTATCTGTTAGACCTTTAGACACTAAAGATGCTTGTTCTAATTGTTTAGGAGATAGTTTGTGCATGTTATTTTCCCAACTCCATAATTTCCTTCAATGTCGTCGTTGGCATTACTTGGGCATTATATATTTTCGTAAGCCAAAGAGCAACTTGACGGCTGTATTGTTCTGGGTCATTCTTGTCCAATGCAGGTGCGTAGATGTTAAAGAAATCAGTAAGAGTACTGGCCGGGGTTATACCATGTGTGCCGAAGATTACTTTTGCCTGAATATCATTTAACAAAGCATTCCAACCTTCAGCAAGAGAAATAAATATTCTATAACCTTTCTCATCTGCTAATTGTGCTGTTGATGTTGGCCGAAGATTCCCCGGATTCCTATTCCTCCATGATGTACTTCCCTTTACTCCACCAACAGAACTACCGGGACGGAAATAGCCTTCAAATTGAAAGATACAATCTGCTAGTGCTTCTATTGGGTTCATAGGCATAATTATTCCCTCGGTACTCCAGTATTTTCTAAATCAGCAAAATTCCCTTCATTAAGACCTTCTACGTTATGTTTAAGTTGTTTTACTTTACCTAATAAATCACGTTCTATAATTATACGAAGATCTATATCCATGAATTTAAAGGGACTACCTGAATAGTTTGTAAACATTACTTTATCACCAACCCTGACTTCTAATATATCTCTATTACTTATAGCAAGAATATCTCCAGTAGTAGTATTTCGTTGATTTTCATCCGGTACTACAATTGAACCGCCTGTACCATGACATAAGTCACATGCTACATGACCTAATGTTTTTCCTGCCGCGTTATTATCTGCGCCAACGGTGCAATCACGACAGTAACCATTTTCTTCTTTGCCCTTTTCAAATTTAGTTCCAAGGCACCATTTACAAACTTCTCCTAAGTGGCCTACTCCATGACATTTGGAACATTCATACTTTGATTTGTATGGATCTTCTTGTACTAGAACACGTCCACTGCCACCGTAGATGGGGGAAATAAGATATTGGCCCTTAATGTTGGCCCATTGTGGATCAATTTCTTCTAAAACAATATTCACTTTCTTACTCATGGATTCCCTGCTCCTTGTGTTTTGATAAAATTTGTACTCCAATATTCTACTTGGCTATTTACATTAATCTTTTCCACAATCATTCCGGTTTTTACGAGAACTTGTAATATACCATTTAACTGATCCTGTGTAGCGTCTCTCATTACATATTTTAACAACTCCTTATAAAGTACTATTCCCTTCATATCCACCAACTTAATCACCTTATCCATCGTCACGGCAAGAGGACTTTCACCGATGGATCTAAACACAATATCAACTTTATCTCTGATCCCTTCAATAAGTCGTATAGCTGTGTCAAGGTGATCTCTTGTGATGACGAGGTTATCGGAGTCAGAAATACTGATTGTAACTGCCGTTTTGATAATATGACTGGAGATTCTGCTTTTAAAGTTCGCACTAGCGTCAGAATCAATAGCTCCCCGTTTGTTGTGTTCTTGGTAGACTTGTTGCCAGAGTGTTTCGGCATCTTTGCTTATCCTTAATTCGCCCGTTAGAGTAGTGATATGTCGTAAATCATTTACTAAGTCATCATGGATTTTTGTTTTACTACCGTTTGGAGCACCAAAACTATTATCTATAAGTTGAAACTTTTCAGTAGCATAAACAAATATAGTACGAGCAGTAAAGCCACCAGTAATGGGAGCGAGTCGATCTTTACTAAGACTCCGAACGTAGTCAGGGACGCAGCCACCAAGAAGAGAAACTGACATATCCTCAATAACATGTTTTCCTTTGTTCTTAGTCTTGTAATCGAACTTATTTTGATCCCACCAAGCGCACATAAGGCTGTGCAAATTATCATACTGCTGTAAAAATACTGCCAATTCCGGAGCCATGATACAACATGTGTGATCTTGTACAACATTAGTTGTTATCACCTGTCCGGGCTTTAAATTGATATGCTGAAAGCCCGCGCTTAACTCTTCTATAATTTCCTGTGGAGTAACCCAGTCCTTAATATAATTAATTGCTTTTACTTCATTCGCTATTTTCGTCGCAGCATTTATACTCTCCCCTTTTCCAATACCGGGTGGGCCGACTAGGATTATATATTGATTAGGATAAAACTTTATTCCTCTATACCAGATGTAACATCGTCGTTTCAATGCTGATGATAGAACTGATATCCCTACCCAATTAATATACTCCCGTGGCGTTTCCATTCCTTGACAATAATCACTAAACGCATCTAACCAAGGTTTCTTAAGTATACGGGGCACGGAGCAACTTTCTTTATGCTAATTTCCCACCATGACGATGACCACGAGTTAGATTATAATCTAGTTTTTCATTAATAGCTTCTTCTAAATTAATCCCAAGTAGTTCTGAGTAATGCCCTATACGTATCATAATATCCGCAAACTCACTAGCAATTCCTTCTGGTTTTCCATTTGGTCCCTTATAATACAATGGTTTACCATTCCTGTATTCCTCAAGTGCCTCACTTGCTTCACTGTGAATAAGTGCTATCATTTCTGGCACGGGTACGGGCTTGTCACACCATCCCAATTTCTTGGCATTGTTGAATGCTACTTGTTGTAGTTCTGCTATTTCCATATTTCTCCTTTAGTTCCTTATATGCATTCATTAAACAATCTTCGCTATACTCTTCTAACTTAATCTTATCTTTCCAATTAAACCCAATTTGACCTTCTATCGGAATCTCTATCTCTACTCCGTTATGAAACGTAATCCTTCTCTTAAACGCATTTGCAGTGTTTTTAAATACCGTTCTGAGTGTCTGTTCGTTATCAGGTATTTCTTGACATAAACTGTCATGTCCATCTTGGAGTATATAATTGTGACATGCTTCGAGTTCGCAAACTGCAAGTCCCGTATTATCACCGACTGTACTTTGGGGGACGTAAGAATATGCTTCATTAAGAATCGAGTAATTCTTTTCACCACTACGTAATCCAAGGAAGGCTCTTTCCCGTCCCAATGGTGTTTGAAGCATATGTGCGGAGTTGGCAAGTTTATCTTGGATATACTTATGAAAGATTCGTTTAACATTTGGGTCGATCCTGTCTACGATACTAAGAATGTTTTTACAAGCTTCTATTGGAACAGTAAAACCGCCTTCTTTTGCAAGTGCTTCGGAGAAAGTAGTTGGTTGCATACCATAATTGTTGCTATGTCGGGCCTTCTTTCCCATATAATACTGCATCTCTGCTTCGTCTTGTTGTTCTTTTGTGTAAGAACCGTCTTTATTAGAACGTTTCTTTTTTAACTCATCTACGGATAAACCAAAAATCTGACTAGCAAAAATATAATGTCTATTAACACCAGCAATCATTTGTGCTAAAGCTGTGTGATTCTCCGACAATGCTTGTACTGGCCAATCCTCGGCACTTACTTGGTCAACAAAGAAGAAGAGTTTACCCGGACGTACCACAACACATTCTTTCCATATATCAGATAATCTTCCTCTGGACGGGAAATTCTGGTCATTTCCTCCGAATCCAAAGATAGTCTTTTTACTTCCTCTACGCCCAGTAACCGTAGCTGCCACATTATGATTGGCAAAATATATGTTATGATAAAGTCGCGCATTGATATACCTATTCCTAAAAGTGATTACTTCTCTCGTTTCCAATAACTTTTTAATGCCCTCTCCAGCAGAAGGAGAGGGCCATCGGGATGGGTCGGCTAATAATTTTACTAATGCTAACTCTCCCGCACTTTCTTCTAGTTCATAGGAGTCTGTTTCGATATTTTTCTTACGAATCTTAGGGACGTTATATCCAAGACGAGTAAGATTTATCAGAACAGTATTGTTCCCTGAATTTGCATTCAGATTCATTGTCGGACGTGTTGGATTTTCTGGAGCATTTTCACTGCCAATATAGACTTCTGTATTCCAGAAGTTACTAAGATAAGCACAGTTGTTTGTTAGTTCTTCTTCACATTTAAGACGAGCTTGTTCTTTTAGGTCAGGATGGATAAGTAGACCTCTCCGATCTATATTATGGAAATGAAATGCTAATCTATGTTCATAATTACTTGTTATTAAGTTTTGCAATTTTATACTCACTTAATGGAGTTAAATATCCTTTATCTTCTATTTTATACTTAACGGCAAAACGTTCTTCTATAGGTTTTCTAACGCCGGACATATCAATTTGGCTTCCCTTCCTTCGTCAATAACGGCGAATCAGGTGGAATGACGGCTTTGTTTACCATAATAACTTTGTTATTCGGGTCAAACTGTGCGTTAGCTTCTATTGTAAATGTAACTGTACCGGGTAGTACTATACCTTGTGCCTTGTTCTGTACAATAGCACTAGCACCAAGTAAGCCGCCTTCTGATAATTCAGTTATTTTAGCTAGTACTTGATTGGATGGTAAAGTAAAATGTACGTAATCACCTACTTTAAGTTCGTTTCCGAGAATGTCCTTAGCCATATAACTCCTTTAATAATTATGTACTACAATTAATTTACCTTTTTTACCATGATCTATAGCATAATACATCGTCCAGCAACCACCAGATTTTACATGATCTGGATAAGATATAACTGAATTTCTTTCACAATGATAACATAAATCAAATTTCATACCATTATAATTTTCAGGTAATTTATCTACAGTGATACAATATACAATATCACTTTTATTTGCAATTTTTTCATTTCGTGGCTTAAATCCTGTAGACCAATAATGTCCTGTTGGTAAAAATACTGTCATCTTTTTGTTATATTCTTTGGCTATTTCCTCTGCCCATATATCTATACCGCCAAGATGACAACCACCACTGACAACTTCAGTAACTTCTGGATCAGCTACTATTTGTCTAATATAATGAAGGGCATTTTGTTTACCTAGTTCAGTAAATTTAACTTCTTCACTTCCAACTATACCAACAATCATTTCTGTCTCCCTTCATGTTCTTCCCGCCAGTGTTTTTGTAAATCTTCTATACTTTTAAAACCAAGTGGTTCTAAATGACCGTGACATGTTGCGCGTATGCCGGGTGGTTGGATGTAATCTTCTATATAAGTATCCGGACCTTGTGCTTGATGTTGTAATATTTTACCTAATATGTGGACGTTCTTTAAACTCTTTTTCTTGTTCTTCATAAATTTCAAAAGTAACGGCTGCATCTTTGGCATTGTATAGCATGAACTGTGTTTTACGTTTTACATTGAAGTTTCGTCCCTCATCTTTGTAGTACGGTTCTCTTGTGTATTGTCTTGTCTGAAAATGAAGTGCGTGCTTAAGGGATGGCCATAATATATGGTGTCGTATAAGGGTGTCGAAACACGAAGATAAACAAATTCTAAATCCCAATGCTTCAAGATAATGACTATCAAAGAGAAAATAGTTTTGCCCAATCTGAGGCACTTTACTAAGAATCTCATTTAACATTCTCCAAATCTGTACACATTGTTCTGGTGTATAATCCCAGAAAGAGAAACTTATTGCATCTTTGGGAGACTTAGCAAGAGCAATAGTGTAAGGATACCCGCAATTAATATTATAATAAGTACTACCCTTCTTAGGTCGGATAGTCTCAATATCGACTGACACCATACTAACATTAAGACAGTCATGCAAATAACCAACAAGATCGGAATAAGATGGTTGGGTAATAAGATTACGTCTAGGTAGTGGATTAAGAGTTCCATATTTTGTCCAGTATTCAAATTCCTCACGGACATGTCCAAAATCTATGAAGGCTTGGATTTCATTATAGGCCCAATTCTTCGTAACCCAATCTGGTGGCTGGCTCCCTATTATATAATGTGGATATGAAATATATTTAGATGTTAATAAGGAACCAGCCCACTTTCCAAGGGATGAATTCTTTTCTTTGGCTTGTGTTGTGTGTGGGATTAAATAATTCAAAACTTCATCAGAAAGTGGAACAATAAAAGTAGGATGATATTTGTCAATATCACCAAGAAGATTGCTAAGTACATTCTCTTTAACATACGATGCTCCGATACAAGGGCGATTAGATCGAATGTGAACATCACTAAGAGAAAGACCACCCATCTTCCAAATCTTTTTAAAATTATATCCATAACCACCACTCAATATTATTCCTAATTTATCAATTTGTGTAACTGGGTCAATATCCGAATCTCCGTCATAAGGAGAATCAAGTATGACCCAAATAGGACTTGTTTCGGGACCGAAGTTATTTATTAAACTCATTTTCTTTAGCTTCTTCTTCCATTATAATTCTAAGAATTACACTATATACTGCCATATCTGTCACGGTATCAAAAGCAGTTTCTTTTACAGCAAATTCACGTTTATCTTCTAATACTGTTCTAAGTCTTGATATTTTATCTGATATTCTAACAAGAACACCAAAAGCACCGAACATCTTAAAATTACGTAGTGCCTCTTTTGGTGTTGCATAATCTGAATTTTTAGCTTTTGTAACACTATACATCTCATCAATTATTTCTTGAAAACGTTTTAGATATTGTTCTTGTGTCATGTTTATATCCTTTTGGACAACCTCCCTTACTTCGTTTTATTTCTCTTTCTAATTCATTTCTTAATACAATTTTAGCTAATGGTTGTATAAGTGGATTAGCTAAAATTCTAGTAAGAGTTTCTCCAAACTTACGTTTTCTTTTCATTCTATTGGATATTTATCTTTATCAGCAAAATGCATACCTGCTGCTTTACCTTGATGATATTCACTTTCATAATATCCTGTTTGATTACAAGTTAAACATGTTAATTCATAATAATTAGCATTATTTAATATATTACTTTTACGTATTGTACAACCTTGCACTAAACTATTTCTTCCATGAATAAAATTAATTTCCTCTAAATTATGTGCCATAATCTCCTTTTTATAAGAAAAACAACCACCCTCCCCACAATGATAAGAGTGGTTATTAATATCTATGGAGCACGTTATGCCGACGTGTGTGGGGGATACTTACCATAAATATCTTACATTATGGTAATGTTGGTGCCGTTAATGGGACTCGAACCCATATGGCCAAAGCCGAGGGATTTTAAGTCCCTTGTGTATACCAATTCCACCATAACGGCAAAGTTAATTACTTCTTCCCAATCAAATCCGTTTGATGACGAATTTTCGGGAAACGAGTAGGACAATCAGGAACCTTACACTTCCATTGTTTCACTACGTTCTTTTCATTTCCCTGATAATTATCCACTACTAACTCAGCACTTCCGGTCTTGCCGAGTAATACTCCTGTATACTGAGCCAAATCCCAATTATCCGGCTGTGCTGGGTCTTTTAATGTCCAATCACCAGGAAAACTAGCTTGTCCTTGAGCGTCAATTTCCATCGGGAAACCCAAAGCATGACACAATTCCTGCATAGCAGTTCCCTGACTAAAACCATTATTCATTCGATAAAGAACAAACTTATCATTAGTATCAGTCGGTTGGTTAACTGTGGTGAAGTATGCTTCGATATTATGTCCTTTAGGGGATTTCTTAATAGTCATCCCCTTAAGACGAAGATCATACCAACCACCTGCTACTGGTTTCGGTGCTTCGAGTGTTTCTGCATTCACTGACATCTTAGGCATTGTTGGTCCTTTTTTGTTTCTTGGATTTTTATGCTATTCCATGCAATTATCTGCCGAGGCAGAACTTATAATAATTCTCTTATTTGCTGCATTCTATCTTCTAAATCAGAAATACTATTTTGTAAATCTTTAAATAGAGTTAAAGAACCATATTCTTTACTTATAAAATCTTCAAATTCTTTAAAAGAATTTAAAGTAATATTTTTATCACCTGTAATTATATATCTATCAGGCATTTGTTCTTCTATGGTTATCTTCACGTTATTTTTCACTCCCAAAATGATATACAACAAACGAACGATTAAACTTTGCTAGTCCTAAATCATATTCATTTTTAAAGATATCCATAAAAGCCTCTGCTTGTTTCGTAGAGATATCTCGCTTACAAACTTCCTTTACTAAGTTACGTAGTTGTTCGGGTGTCATTATATTTATATTTTCTCCTTATAATATCTGTATAATGTTTTAATGTAGCTAAGTCTTGTTCTATTATTGCTGTATTTGATTCAGGACAATCTATACATGCTATCTCACAAATAAGATAAGAGATTCTTTCAAGTTTTCTAATTACAGAAGCTCTACATCTTTTATGATTTTTTTCCATTATGTTTCTCCAACATCTTCTGTATATCCGCAACTTCGTTTTCACCTTGATTCTTTAACACAGTCGCGGCATTAAATTGCCAATCCGGTTTAACCTGTACTCGATACACTCCACCATCTACATAGGAACGCCAACAATCATTAAATTTTGGAAGAAGCATCTTCAAATTAGGCGGGTCGATAGTAAGAGTGTCCTTATATACTATGTCCGTCTTTGTTGATTTATTTTGATCTTTCTCAAGCCGGGTGTGGAAAGTGGCATATACGTCAATGTTCAGACTAAATAATCTATTGAACATCGTTTCCAACATATGTTGTACACCAGTAACAGCATCCCAGTCCTTCGGGACTAAATATTCCGTACTTCCAATCTTAAACTTTGCTCTAGATGCGGATGAATCTTTTAATAATTGATGTTCTGCATATTTACGAAGAAAAGTAATACTATCCACAGCTATGCTTTTAAAGGGGAGTTCGTTTTTCTCTTTTAAGTATTCTAATGTCCCCAAATCACTCTCAAAAGCACTCCATGCTGTAGGAGTTGTGTCATTCTTGTCGAATAATGTTTTAATTATTACTCCATCTATCCCTGCTATACTTTCCTTCCGATCGTCAAAATCATAAAATATTACTGGTTTACGTGCGGTACGGGCTATTACGGAGGATTTTCCTGTCTTTGGATCACCGCAGATAGCAACTTTTAACCTATCCACGTTGGTCACTGTAGCAGCATCAACACAACCTGTTAGGGTTTGTAGTGCGGCTTTTAGTAGGTCATTTTCTGGCATTATCTACCCCCACCAATATCACCAATAGCATGAGCAATAGCATCATTAATAGTAGCAACAGATTTCATCCAGTCGTTGATTATTTCATAACGCTTTCTACTATTATCATTCTTTAAATTTCTGTATAATTCTTCATAATTAGGAGTAGCTACTAGATTTGATAAACTGTTTGTATTTATATCATGTCTTTTAGCATGTTCAATAAATTTATTTATAGTTGAAAATCTTTTATTACAGTTAACACATGTCCTAGACTTCCACGAATTTTTTACTATTTTCTTTTTTGACATTACTTATCTCCTTTAACATCGCTGCTGGTAATAAATTATATTTTGTCTTATCACTTAAACCATCATGCCAATCACATACCTTACAATCTTTCATTACGGGATTATTGTCTGCAAGATGATAACAATGGTAAAGCCAATCTTGTTGTGTTAAAAATCCTTTATTAGACGTTCGTTTCTTTCGTTGTTTGGATAGTTGTGGTGGTAGATAGTTTTTCATTGTTGTCTTTCTTTGCCATATTACGAGTATCCCAGACATCTTTAGGGTTACTTATTTGATAAAATCTATTAATCATATCCGGCCATTGCTCACTTGGTTGTTCGTGGATTGGCTTGTATTCACATTGACGGAAGAAAATATTATTACAAGCCGTCGTGTTCCATTCTGGCATTTTGTCGTTAAATAATAGTTCTGCTACTCTCTTAAAAGAGGATAGTTGACGTTTCTTAAAATCCTCTAGTTGGGATAATGTTTTGTCTATTGGCGTCGTCTTAAAACGTGGACCTTGTTTTTGTGTCTTATCTCTTGGCACGGATGGAGTACAGGAGGATATATGGAATATCCAACCACCTTTACACTCTGGTGCAGCCATTAAACCACCATCTTTAGTGAATACTCTACTACCATCAATACTATTATTCATACCATAGTATTTTCTAAGTATTTCATGTGTAGCATAAATATACCCTGTCATAGCATCCTGTGGATTGAAATCCTGATGCTCGAAACCATCAAAACGATGGGTTGTTTTGTGATCTATGGGACCAATTTTATAGCCGTTGTCTACTAGTAGGTCTATGCGGCCAGTTAGATAACAATTTACACTTAATGGTTGTTCACAATAATAACAATCAAAACAACCGTTACCGTAATCTAACAATGTGTTACCTATAAAAACTTCTTTATTATGCCCAAACGTAATCTCCGTATCAATTACTCGGAGTCGCATATCCATATAGAAAACATAATATTGAATAAGAAGTGTCGCTACTCCATCCCAGCCATGTACTTCATCATACTTCTTTGCGTCTGCCTTTACATGATAATCTTTATACTCATCCATCTTCATTAATTCCCACTTCGTCTTACACTGCTGCATCCAGAAATCCACAGATGGGGCTTGTTTGTTGTGCTTAAAATGATTATAAAATTGTTCTAAACACCAGTGGATATATTCTCCGAAATCTAAAAACCAAGGTTTCCGGAATCTTAATGTCGTATCTTCCTGTAACGCTGATCGTTGTTTTACCCACAATAAATGTTCAAAAGCAAAACGTGCTTCGCATAGACGTAGGCCACTTAACATATAGTGATCAAGATACAATTCTACTGTGTTAGTGGCCTTGTCGTATTTGCACCAGTGATAACGATTACTTGCTTCTTCGGGGGTCATATATAATCACCTAAAAAACTCTTTATAGTTGTATGAACTGAATCTATTTCTTGAACATCTATAATATCTAATTCTTCTACAACATTTTCAAGATATTTTAATACTTGTTTTACTGTATAATGTTCTTCAGCAGAAGAACCATATTTTTTATCTTCTATTAAAACCAAGAATTTCCCATTCATGGTATCATCGCCTTTATCATCGCATCTATAGTAACATCCGGAATACCTAATTTCTTAAGCCTTGCACGCATACTCTCCGGTGTCTCTGGTACAGAAGGCTTCGTTACTCTAGTACTTTTCACCGTAGTACTGCTTATAAGACGAGGAACCGGGCTTTCACGTAATTTGCGGGCTTTTTCTATATTACGAGTGTCATTCTCTGTTTCAATAAGTTTCATTATGTAATGATGAAAAACCCACAGACTCTTAAGCTCATCATCACTTAGATCATGTATCCACGGTGTAACGAATGGCCAGTCCATGCCATCAAGATAATAACGAACACGTTCTTCTGTTCGGATATATAGTTGGCCATTATCACCTATATAATCGAATGTTCGTTTAAATTTATCTGAGATTACTGCTAGGTCTTTAAAGCATTCTTTGCAGAAGTTTGGAGAGAATGTATTGCAGTGCATTATACAAAATGGTCGTTGACACTTACGACAATGTTTTATATTTTGTTCTGTGCAGTTAAAGGCACAGATTATTATTGATTCAGACGTGGGTAATGTGTCTGTTTCATTAGGACTTGGCATAGGGTAGACTCCGGGTGGTGGTTGTTATGATTCTAACTTAATTCCAAGTATTCTTCCATTTCTTAATCTTTGTAATAGTAGAAGAATAACATCATTAATACAACCTGGTTTTTTATACTCTTGTAAAATCCAATCTTTCAGGTCCGGCGGGACGCGGGCAGAGACTACTGTCCAACCGGATTTCTTCGCTGGTTGCTTTGCCATAATGGTATCTCTAGGATCAATAATAACTCAGTTTCCATTACGTTTACGAGAGGTTAATTTTATTGTAATGGGAAACTGTGGGTAGGACTCTAGTCTATCGGTAGACGGAACTGTAGTCAAGGGATTTTTTCTCTTTGTTTTCAATGACTTAGAGAGGGGTGACTTCCCTGTATACAGCCCGCCAGCGAAAGATTACTTGTCAGTTCTGTGAGGGACGCAGGCCGTGTACTTTTGCGGGTGCTCAGCCTTTTCCCTTACGCTCCGGAGACTGCGGAAAGCTGAGCGGAGCGCATTGGGTGAATTACCTTTCGCGAGGCCCCCGTTGCCGACCAGCACCGGATTCTAATCCGGAGGATCGTAGGTCCGACTCCTGCCGCCGCTACAGTGCACGTTGAAAATGGCTGTCGGTCTAGAAGACTGACGGCCATTTATTTTTGATAAAGATTCTGGCCTTGCTCCTGTTTGAGGTCCAAAACGGGACCCTGATTGACTAGATCGACCGAAGCTGAGATGTGGGAAGAGTAAAGCAGGCGGGTGCACTCTGGGCATCACGAGGCATTCCACTTGCCCTACTATACTCACGTCCCCCGCCATGCCATTGGCGGAACGCTCTTTGCATTCACGCCGTCAAGAGAAGGAATGGGAGACGAACAGGTGGGATTGTGTGCCCTTGCACACGACAACGTTCGCTTGCCGTCCACGTGCCGTTCTCACAACACAACCTCTCGTTAAGGCGTGTCATCTGCTCGTTTGAGCAGTACAACCGTTCACAAGCATCACATATGTAACACGCGCACAGCGTATTGCGCGTAATGCTCGCTTGCATAATAATAGGGCACCTCAAGTGAAACCGCAAGCAGATTCACTAGCATTTGCGTGGTAACAAGAAGTTGTGGCTATTAGACGCGCTACCATCACCGTGCTAAATCTAACCAAAGTAATCAATCGTTCACGTGTCAACCAAGTGATCACCGAAGATGAAATTAACACGATAATCGCGGTGCTCATCGTAAGGAAAACGAACTGTTTTTAATGACGGCACGGCGGTATACGTAACATCCGTCCTGCGTTTTCCCTCCCTTTCAACCGCCAACCCTCGATTCCCACAACTTCTCCACAACAATCCCATCCCGACATATTTCAATCCTTCCCCATTTCCCCGACAATACCCGTAGACCCTCAATGTCCAACCCCGGCGATTTCGCATACACCGTAAAGCAGCAGGCGGACATCGTCCGCATCATCGGCGACTACATCAAACTAAAAAAAGCCGGAGCCCAAAACTATTCCGGCCTTTGCCCGTTTCACGGCGAAAAAACCCCGTCATTCTCCGTCCACGCCACGCGCCAGTTCTATCACTGCTTTGGCTGCGGCCTCTCCGGCGACGTATTCAGCTTCATCCAGAAAATCGAAAACATCACCTTCCCGGAATCCGTCCGCATGGTGGCGCAGAAGCTGGGCATCCCCTTGCCGAAAGCCAGCTACGCCACCGAAGGCGAAGCCAAAGAAGCCCGCCTCCGCGGCCAACTTCTCGACGTGCACGAGCGCGCCGTCGCGTTCTTCCAGGAATGCCTCCGCCGTCCTGAAGGCTCCCGGGCCCGCGAATATCTAACCGGCCGCGGCCTGAATGAAGAAATGATCGCCCGCTTCCGCATCGGCTACGCCCCCGATTCCGGTTTCCTCCTCCGCGACCGCCTGAAACAAGAATTCACCGAAGAAGCCCTCCGCGAAAGTGGCCTATTTTCCTGGAAACAAGAAGCCGCCAATCCATCTTCTTCTGTCATCCCGAGCGAAGGTGGATCGCGAGCCAGCGAGCGATCCACCACAGTCGAGGGACCTGCTGCTATGTCGCCCCGAAGCGCGGATGGGGATTCTGACTCTGTCGCGCCTGAGAATAGGAATGTCGTTTCGAAAGAGCCAACGACCAACGACCAACGACAAGCGACCCGCTCGGGACTCGGGACTCGGGACTCGCAACTAGCCATGTACTCCAAGTTCCGCAACCGCGTAATGTTCCCCATCGCCAGCGAGGCCGGAAAAGTAATCGCCTTCACCGGCCGCACTCTCGCCACCGACGAAAAATCCGGGCCCAAGTATCTGAACTCCCCCGAGACCCCCATCTACTCCAAAAGCAAAGTCCTCTTCAATCTGAACGTCGCCAAGGAGTGGATCAAGAAGTTCGACTACGCCATCCTGGTCGAAGGCCAGATGGATTGCATCTCCGTCTACGCCGCCGGATTCCATAACGTCATCGCCAGCTCCGGCACAGCCTTCACCGAACTGCAGGCCAAGCTGCTGGGCCGTTTCAGCAAAAACGTAGTCGTTAATTTCGATCCCGACACCGCCGGAGCGAAAGCCACGGAACGCACGCTAGGTCTGCTGGTCGAAGAAGAATTTCAAATCAAAGTCCTCACCCTCGAACAAGGTTTCGATCCCGATCTCTACATCCGCCGCAAAGGCAAAGAAGCCTACGGCGCCGCGCTGAAAACTTCGCAAAAATATTTCGACTACCTGATCGAACGCGCCCGCGCGCAATTTCCCATTCGCAGCGCAGAGGGCAAGAAGAACGCTGTGAATTATTTGCTGCCTCACGTTCAGCGCGTGCCCAGCCGCATTGTCCGTGACGAACTCGCACAGGAAATAGCGCAAAAACTCGGCATCGACTCCGCCGTTCTCCGTCAGGAGCTGCGGTACGCAGCCGGAACGCGCGCAACCTCCGCCGTCAAAGCCTCGGCGCAGGCGCAGGTCACGGACGCAGAAAAGATCCTGATCCGCGCTCTGGCCTCGGCGCGCCAGATCCAGCCCGGCGAGGAACATCTTTCCGCCCGCGATGGAGCGTGGGCGAATACAGAAGAAGAGTTCGATCCAGCCCGTCAAGCCCGGCTTGTGCTGAAGAACGAAGGCCTGCACCGCGGTTTGGCGACAGAGTCGCTAGCCGAATCGCTGCTCAACGAGTCGTCGGTAAATGCGAGACGCGAATTTGCCGATGTTCTTGAAGTGCCCGCCACGGAGACGGATCGCCGGATGCTAGCTCTGATTCTGTTTAAGGAAGACGAGGAACTCACGGCCGATGTTCTCGAAGCGGCAGTCCGCGCCTTGCGCAAGAAGGTTATTGACCGTCGTCGTCAGGAAATGAGCCGCGGCCACCAAAGTCCCGGCATGGATCTTAAGCAGCAAGCCGTGTTGGCGCAAGAGCGACTAAAGATGAAATTGGCGAGGCGCTCCCCGGGGTCCCAATTGGAGCCCCCGCCACAAACAGAAGTCTCTGAGCAAGAAACGAAATGAGCGAATCCGCCGGGCCCTCGTGATCCCCGTTCCGAGAGAGCGGAGCGGCGGACCAGACGGTTTCAGATCCAAATTCAAGACCACCGGAAGCAAGAAAACAGCGTGAAACAAAAAAGCCTCTCCCACCATCTAAGTATTTAAGGGAGTTAGGGATAGCGGCAACATAACGGCGGGCACTGGGATTCTAAAGCGGGGCAAGCAATAGACGGTACAGCACTTATGTGCTAAACTCTGAAAGTTTGTGCGATTGCACATCCCGCAAGACCCCAGATTCCCACCTTTTTAGAACTTTACCACACGCTCCGTGGGAGCGGAATTGAACAGTTTGAGGACACCTTTTGGCTCTTGACGACAAGTTCGAAGATATTAAAAAGCTGATCGATACAGGCAAAGAGAAGGGATATCTCACCTACGATCAAGTCAACGACTTGATCCCGCACGACGTGCACAGTCCCGAAGACCTGGACGATCTGCTCACTACCATCGGTACGCAGGGAATCGACGTGCTCGAAGGCCCCAAGCTGCCTTCCGCTGCGCTCGATAAAAAATTCGACGAATCCGAAGAAGGCGAGGACGTAGAACTCGACCTCACTCCGGGAGCTCTGGAAAAAACCAACGATCCCGTCCGCATGTATCTGCGCGAGATGGGAACTGTGCCGCTGCTCACGCGCGAAGGCGAAGTTGAAATCGCAAAGCGGATCGAGCGCGGCCAAATCCGCGTGCTCAAAGCCCTGTCGCGGTCGCCCATTGTGATCCGTGAATTGCTGGCCATGGGCGAAGACCTCAAGAAGGGCGTGCGTTCAATCAAGGAAGTCGTCACCTTCGACGAGGAAGAGATCACCGACGAAATTCTTCAGAACCGCCTGAACGAGTTCACCGGCAAAATCGACGACATGGCCAAGCTGTACAAAAAGGCCCAGTTGCTCGAGGAGAAGTATCTCGAAGTTTCAAAGACCAAGAAGCCGAAGGATCATCGCCGCGCCCGCCGCAAACTAGCCCGCGCGATTATCGCGACCTCGAAAGCGGTGCGCAAGCTGGGCTTCACCAACGCCGAGCGCAAGCGCCTGATCGAGCGACTGAACAAAACCGTCGACGGCATGCGTTCGCTCGACCGGCAGACGCAGAATCTCGAGCGCAAGGCCGACGCCACCCGTAGCGAAGAGCAGAAGAAAGAATATCGCCGGCAGGCACGCGCGCTGCACGGCGAGGTAGAAAAGCTCGAACTCGAAACCGGAGTGTCGTTCGCCGAGCTCAAGCGCACGCAGCGCGAGATCATCTCCGGCGACATGGACGCGGAGCAGGCCAAGCGCGAACTGATCGAGGCCAACCTGCGGCTCGTAGTTTCGATCGCCAAGAAATACACCAACCGCGGCCTGCAGTTTCTCGACCTGATTCAGGAAGGCAACATCGGCCTGATGAAGGCCGTCGACAAATTCGAATACCGCCGCGGCTACAAGTTTTCCACCTACGCCACCTGGTGGATTCGCCAGGCCATCACCCGCGCCATCGCCGATCAGGCGCGTACGATTCGCATCCCGGTGCACATGATCGAAACCATCAACAAGCTGATCCGCACTTCGCGTCAGCTCGTTCAGGAACTCGGTCGCGAACCAACGTCGGAAGAAATCGCCAAGCGCATGGACATCCCGGTCGCCAAAGTTCGGAAAGTCCTCAAGATCGCCCAGGAGCCTATCTCTCTCGAAACGCCGATCGGCGAAGAGGAAGATTCCCATCTCGGAGACTTCATCGAAGACCGCGGCGTAGTTTCTCCAGCCGAGGCGGTGATCAACGTGAACCTCAAGGACCAGACTGGACAGGTCCTGCGCACGCTGACCCCGCGCGAAGAAAAAGTCATCAAGATGCGCTTCGGCCTCGAAGACGGGAGCGAGCATACGCTCGAAGAAGTCGGCCAGTCCTTCGCCGTAACCCGCGAACGCATCCGGCAGATCGAAGCCAAAGCCCTGCGGAAGCTGCGGCATCCGTCGAGGTCGCGGAAGTTAAGAGCTTTTATGGACGGGGTTCGGGATTAACCGACCGTCTGCACACGCTTGTCATTCCGAATTGGGCCGAAGGCCCGATGAGGAACCTGCTTTTCGCGTGATAGGGCGAATGCTGTTGAAATAGTCGCCCTGACTGGTACGATTGAACCTCGCAGACGCCGTCCAGTATCAAGAATGTTTGGCGAACGTCGTTCAGTAACAAAAGCCCCGAATAACCCTCGGGGCTTTTGGCTTTTCGGCATAGATGGCTTAGCCGGGAGCTCGCACGACTCTCACCTTGCGGTCCGTCGCTACTACGAAACACTCAGCCCAGCGACTAACTTCCTCCTGCTCGAATACCTCCCGAACCCGCCGGATGAGGCTCCGGCGATCCGGCGAACGGAGTCGAACGAGCAGGATGCCGCAATGCGTTCCGGGAGCGAATTGTCGAAGGTCGGAAAAATCCAAATCCTGCGTAATCAAGAATCGCGCATCTCGCTGCGCCGCTTCCCAAACCTCGCGGTCGCTGGGCCACTCAGATTCTCTTCCGCAACCGTGTGAACGTCATGCCGGAGACTCGACAGGATTACGGTCAGACTCACGGGAAGGTTCTCGTCGAGTTTGATCTTCATCAGAAGCGCGGCGTGGCTGGCACGGGCAAGTCTTCTTCCGCGGAAGCCGCCGCGAACGCAATCGCGGCCTGCACATGCTCAGCCTTCAGGGCAGGAAAGTCGGCTAGGATTTGTTCGATGGAATCTCCAGCGGCCAGGGTTGCCAGCACAGTGCGAAGAGTAACCCGGGTGCCTTGGAAAACCGGCTCTCCACCGCAAATCTGCGGGTCCCTTACGATCTTGTCCTCATGGTTCATCGCTGGACTTCCTCCGGACGATCATACCATCGGGCGCATGTTAGGCGTTTGAGTGTAGCGTTACCCACCCTTCGCAAAGAACGCGAAGGATGGGGCACCCTCGGTTGGGTAGCGTCGGCGAGTTCAGAGCGGTAAGCGTGGGCCACCCGCCCTCTGCGATTCCAAGTCGCCGAATCGCCGAGCTATTCAGTCGGAAGAAGTGAATCGAAATCCCGCCCCGGTTGCATTGAACTTCCTGACGAATTCCTCGTGCTTGGTCTGAAGTTCGTCTCTAACTGAATCCGTGAATTCCCAGGCAGGCGAACGGGGAGCTTTATCGGGGCAGGAGTCACAGTGCCGCAATTTAAATGCGGCTAGTGCAGAGTCAAAATCCCTTCCCTCAAGGTGGTAGTCATGCAGAGAGCAGTGGACCATCTTCGACCCTGCCATCTGGGTACCTAACAGCGCTGTTACCTGACGAGCCACGGGCCCTGTCGCTCCGAGGCTGGTCATTATATGTTCGCAGGTCCGCAAAACTCTCTCGGGAGAGTTGTCTTTGGCTGCGATAAGCAGAGCTTGGTATAGCGGCGAGCTCTTGTCGGAGACATCTATTCCGAGCGATGCGGCAGCATTCTCTAGCAGCTGCACGTAGGGATCTGGATTGTAGTCGCCTTCCGCCCGTTGGCCCTTCCACCGCATCATCTGGCGCTCGACCGTGCCTATCGACTCTGCTCTCACTTCCGGATCTGTAATGCGATCAAGTGCACTGCCTACCCACTTGAACGTGTCTGTATCGGCAGATCTTGTGGTGATGAGCGCTGATCCGATTGCAAGAGAAATTGCCTCTTGATCGCATGACTCTTCACCAATCTGGGCTATCAATTTTGCAATCGAGAGAATCGACGAGCGAAATTGCGCGCCGCCGTCGCCGAGTTGCGCCTCTTCCATGCGCCCTATTCGAGCGATAAAAGACGCTGCCGCCATGGGAATCTTAGCGAGAGCACGAGGCAGAAACCAACGCCCGCGAAAATTGGCTGCATACCTCACGAGGCGCAGACACTGGTTGTATTTCTTGATCACGGCTCTGGTGCTGAGCGCGTGGGCCGCGAACACATTCAGGGCCATAAACGGATTACCCGCTGGCGTGCGGTGTTGATGTAGGAGGATCGTCAAACCCCAATTCTCGACCGCAAGCTGGTCCAGCTCTGCGGCCTTCCTTGCAATGAGCGCAAACATTTTCAAGGGCGACGGCCCGCTTGCGCTCATACGCTGGAGAGCGTTTGCGTTTTCCAGATAGATCAGAGGCAGCTCCGCCTGGGGCCGATTTTGGCTGACCGCGTCCCCCCAATCTATCGACCCTATCATCTCTTGCGCCCAGAATCTGTCCTCTACCAGCGAGTCGGGATCTGAGATGATGAGCCGAGCACGTTCACGGGCTTCGGCATACTGCCTCTGCACAAATAGTTCGCGAATTCTGCGTAGCCTTAGTAGATTGCTCTTGCGGTAGATTTCGTCGCGAAGCTTTTGCTCTCCGGGCTGGTATTTGAGCGAGTCCGCAAATGAGGCGATCGACGAACTGGCTAGTGTTCTCTGCCCAAGCACGACGTAAAGCCCCTCGACCGTTTTCAGGACTTGTTCGGCTGTAGTCGGAAGGAGGTTCGATGTTGGTACTCTGACCGTGATGGTCGACGAGTTCTCCCCACTGTTCAGCTTTCGGATCAGCTCGTTGTCCAGTTGCGGAGCGACCCAAAAGACATCCTTGGTTTGAACGTCTACGTGCACCAGGAAAATCGGGTCACGCAGTTCGATCGCGTAGTGCCTAGCGTGATCGAGATCAAGTTGAACGGATATAAACTTCCCGTCCGCGGATCGTTCGTTCGACGCTGAGCTTTTCAGCTGAATCTTGAACCAGAGGCCATTCGGGTTGCCGTCCACGAAGATTTGGACATCGTAGTCGACCCCATAGTCCTCGTGGATCTCAATCATCACCCAGCCGAGGCGTTCCAACGCCTCCCTTATTAGGCGCTTTCCTTCCCGGTCAATGTCCTGCTGTTCGCTCTTTTCGATCATTTTGGATGATGTTTTCTGGAGTCTTCTGTTCATCATGCGTCGCTGTGCTCGGCTAGTCAATGTTTCGAGTTTCGACCCGACCATTGGCGGCTGGCCCACGCTTGGTCTTGCTGGTGCCCGATGACGCGGTGGGTGCCCCACTCTTCGCGCGCTTTGCGAAGGGTGGGAACCACGAAGGCGTGCGTGATTGGGTTTTGCGGAACGCACAGAGGTTCTGTCGACGGCATTGCTGCCCACCCTTGCAAAGGGCGCAAGGATGGGGCACCCTCGGTGGGGTGGTGTCGGCAAGTTTGAAAGAGTAAGGGTGGGGGCCGGGGTTTTAGAGGCCGCGTGAGGACCTATGCCGTCCCTCCGGGACTTGTGCCATCCTCCCGCTTTACCCAGCGCTGAAGCGCTGGGCTAAGTTAGTTAGCCCCTCCGGGGCAAAATTCCAGAGGCATTCCGTTCCACCGAATTTTTGGAAAGCTGGTTCTCGCACACTCTGGAGCCAGTATTTCATAGGCGGCTCACGCGGCGCTGAAGCGCCGCTCTTCCACGGAGCCTCAGCGGCTGAAGCCGGGTGTTTTGAGTGGGGTTTTTGTGGCACGACTGGAAGTCGTGCCCTTCCCGTTCGTGCTCCGGCGCATCTTTCGTGGCGTCGCTAACAAAAGTCAACGTCAAAGGCAGCGGACAGGAGTGTCCGCTCCACAAAAACCCCACTTCTCGCGCAAGGTGCGCGCGAGAAATGGGGCACCCGTTTGCGTTCCTATTTCGGGAATCGTTTCCACTTTTCTCTTCAATTCCCTTGCCTCCTGACTTTTCATTCCTGTCGAATTGAAACATAAGGGGGCATTCGCGAGTTTTTCCCGGATGCTGACTTTTTAGTTTTGGGGTTGGGGAATGAAGAAGCGGAAGCCGAGAATTATTAAGGACAAGAAGATGCGCGGGGAGTGGGCCGAGTCGGTGTTTATGGGGCGGGCGAGCGAGCACGGGCTGCCCGTGAGCAAGCCTTGGGGCGACTCGGAGAGTTTCGATTGTGTGGTGGGGCGGCCGGGAAAGTTTTTGGCGGTGCAGGTGAAGTGCACGATTTCGGAGCTGAGGAATGGCCAAGGCTATGCCTGCTCGACCTGCAGCAGTGGGAAGCCGTATCGGGCGGGATCGTTCGATTTTCTGGCGGCATATGTGGTTCCGGAAGATGCGTGGTACATCATTGCGGCGAAAGCAATTCGGGGAATGAAGTCGATCTCATTGTTGACGCAGGGAGGGAAGTACGAGAAGTATCGCGAGGCGTGGCATCTGTTGCGGGAGGCTGCGGAATTGGGTGGGGAGGGCGAGAGTTGCGCTGAGGAGACTGCTGCGGTGGCGGAAGCGGGGCGGTTTCCAACGACGGCGTTGGGGCGGATGGAGGCGGCGGCTGATTTTGTGCGGCGGCAGATGGAGGGGCGAGACATTGATCGGAACATTGATCGAAGCGACGAGCGAAACGTCGATCGAAGCGCCGATACGCGGAAACGCAGCGAGGACGGCTAGGAGTTTGCGCTTCGCAGCATGCGCGGACCTTTCTGGGTTGGAGAAAGGTCAAAGGCAGCGGACAGGAGTGTCCGCTCCACATTCTTATTCCACATGGTCAGTGCACATGTCCATTCGACATATCCATTCCACATTTCCGTTCCACGTGGCCGATGCGATTCCTTTCACGGCGTGCAAGCTACTGAAAACACAAAATGAAAAACTGAAGGAGCACGATTTATTCTAGGTTTTCCTCGGGCTTCCACAGGGAAGACACATCGTCCACAGGTTGTGCACAAGGGGGGGAGGTTTTTGTATTGCGGGGCGCAACAAAGTGGATGAGAGTGGGTTCAGCGAAACGTGAGAGTTCCTGAGCTTGCCGGATGATTGCGGCAGAGCCAGCGGCAGCCGGCGATTCTCGAGGGTGAATTGCCGGGGGACATTCCAGAAAACGCGCGCGAGCGCGACTGGTTGCCCGGGCATTGCGGCCTCCTCCCCCATCCCGCTCCTGACTCTTTGGAGCAGGGAGCGGGAAAGGACCGCTGGCCACCGCAGGGGTTGCCGGTTTGTGATGGCGAGATCGGGCGGTCGCAAGATCGGTTGATCTTAAGATCATGAATGGGCAACTGGCTTTGGCAAATGCGGCGCTGCTTGCTCGTGAGAGCGGGAGCGCTGTCGGGCTGAAGCGGTCATCCGCCACCATGCGGTGACAAGGCAGCGCAGGAATCCACGAACAATGCGGTCGAGGTGGCTGGCCTTGGCCGCATTTGTTTTTGCCGAAGGAATTTCAACCTCAAGAACTAACCCCCGAAGAATTTTCGCCGCGGATTTGCGCGGATCGACGCGGATAACCCGACTTCTTAATTCACTTATACGAACGCGCGAACTTCTGTTTAAGTCCAGTTTTCGCGGGGCTTCCACAGGATTGTGGAGGCCTTCACAGCTTCTGCACAATTCATTTTGCGATTCGCTTTCTATTCGCTTATGCTGGCGAACGGGACAGAGTTCTATACAGATTATGGCGACTACTGATTACAGCATTAGTACACTTCCGGCGAATGTGGAGGCGGAGCGCTCGATATTGGGCGCGATCCTGCTCGACAACTTTGCTTATAACCAGGCGGCGGAGCATTTGCGGATCGAGGATTTTTCTCTGGATTCGCATCGGCGGATTTACTCGCGGATGGTTGATCTGGCGGAGTCGTCGCGGCCGATTGACATGATTACGCTGATCGAGGAGCTCGACCGGCACAAGGATCTGCAGCCGATTGGGGATGTGGCTTATGTTTCGAGCCTGGTGGATGGAGTGCCGGACCGGCCTAGCATTGAGCACTACGTCAAGATTGTGCGCGACAAGGCGATGCTGCGCGGGTTGATTTCGGCGGCCAGCACGGCGATTGCGCGGGCTTCGGATCAGTCGGATTTGGCGGAGGATGTGCTTAGCGATGCGGAAGCGGCCATTTTTCAGTTGTCGGAAAAGCGCATTGGGCGCGGGTTCATGGGGATCCAGGAGATTGTTAAGGAGTCGTTTGGGTCGGTGGATGCGCTGCTGCAGCGCGGGCAGCGGATTACGGGGCTGGCGACGCACTATACCGACTTGGATGAGATGACTTCGGGTTTGCAGCGGTCGGATCTGGTGATCATCGCGGCGCGGCCTTCGATGGGGAAGACGGCGTTCGTGATGAACATTGCGGAGAATGCGGCGATCGAAGACAGCCAGGTGGTGGGCGTGTTTTCGCTGGAAATGTCGCGGGAGGCGCTGCTGATGAGGTTGCTGTGTTCGCAGGCGCGGGTGGATGCGCACAAGATGCGGACTGGGTCGTTGTGGCAGGACGATACTCGCAAGGTGGTGCGGGCGATGGAGCAGCTGGCGCATGCTCCGATATTTATTGACGATACGCCGGGGATTTCTTTGAGCGAGATGCGGGCCAAGGCGCGGCGGTTGAAGCAGGCGCAGGGTGGGAAGCTCGATCTGATTATTGTGGATTATTTGCAATTGATGTCGGGCGGGGGGAAGCGGTTTGAGAATCGGACGCAGGAAGTGTCGGCGATTTCGCGCGGGTTGAAGGCGTTGGCCAAGGAACTACAAGTGCCGGTGATTGCTTTGTCGCAGTTGAGCCGGGCTCCGGAGAGCCGGGGTGGGGATCATCGTCCGCAGCTGGCGGATTTGCGCGAGTCGGGATCGATTGAGCAGGATGCGGATTTGGTGATGTTTATTTTTCGCGAGGAAATTTATAAGCCGGACGATGCGGAGTTGCAGGGGAAGGCGGAGATCATTATTGCTAAACAGCGCAATGGGCCGATTGGGAAAGTGCGGATGGCGTTTTTGAAGAATAGTACGAGGTTTGAGTCGTTGGCGGAGGGCGGGGTGGGG